CCTTTACCGCACCTGCACCCGCGCCAGCCGCAGCAGCCCCGCAGCCCGCACCAATCACCCCAACTGCCCCGACTCCCGCACCAACCCCGCCACCGACTCATCCCACGCTTCCTGCGCCCGGCGTTCGTCCAAAGGGCATTGCCCCGCAGATGACGCCGGAGTTCAAGCAGATCATGGCTATGGGGCTTGACGGTGTTGCAGCCGAAGCGTTCAAGATCGGCATCAACCCCAATGGAAAATCCCTGCGCAAACTCGTTCACATGGTATATGATGCCAAGTATCCCAAACTCTCTTGATACCGTGCATCACAAAGCTCTGGCGACCTTCTGCCGCCGCTGAATCGCTCTACGATGAGCAAATGCAACTCCTGTCGCCGGATGTTCGGCGGCAGGAGGGGCGGGATGCGACGGAATACGAAATCCTGCTGGCGACATTCGGCGCACTCCCGCACAAACACCCGCTCAAATACGAGTTCCTGATCCTATGCTGGATGCAGCAATGGCCGGAGACGATCCAGTTTGAGAATGACGGCATCCTCAATCACTGGCTGTTCCGCATGGCAAAAGGGTTCTGCTTCTCCCGCCGTTTGCTGCTCATGGGTTGTGGCTCATCTGGCAAAACCCAAGCATCAGCAGCCTACGCCTACACAATCTGGAAGGCGCGACCTTTCAACACATCCGTATTCCTGTCCACCACATCAGCGGAAGCAGGCGAATCGAGAACATGGGGTGCGGTGAAAGATTTGCACAAAGCTGACAAGTTTAAAATCGGCAAGCGTATTGATTCCCTCCACCTGATTACGCTGGATGAAGAAGTGCGCGATGATGACGGGGTGAAGGAGCGCGACTTCAGGGACGTTATCAAATGCATCAACATCAAGCCGGGGCAGGAGGGCAAGAATGTAGTCGCATCCATCGTTGGACGTAAAAACGAGAATGTCATTTGGATTTGTGACGAGTTTCCGTTTATGGACGTTGGCGTATTGACGGCTCGCGTAAACTTGAACACGAACCCGTTCTCGCAGTTCATCGGACTCGGCAATGCGCCAGAAGAAGGCGACCCTATGTATATTGATGCCGCCCCTTTTGGTGACAAGTATCCCGATGGCTGGAAATCGCTGGACAAGGATACGATGGATAGCTGGCCCACTTCATCCGGTCTATGCCTTTACTTCAATGGCGCGAAGTCTCCAAACTTCAAGGAGGAAGGTAAGATGCCGTTCCCGCGCTTGATGAACGAGAACTTCCGTAAAGAGATTCTATCGGATGCAGGAGGCGAGGACGCGCCGATGTATTGGAAGCAATTCTATGGTTTCCCTCCTTCCGTGGATGTGTCGGACAAGGTTCTCACGGGAAAACTCATGGAGTCTTGCGGTGCATTCCAGAAAATCAACTGGCAGGACAACAACCTGTCCACCCTTGCAGGACTTGACCTTGGCTTCCGCGCAGGGGGCGATCCTTCTGTCATCCAGTTTGGTAAAATGGGTTCCGGCAGGCATGAGGACGACATTGATGCCCGTTACAAGCGCATGATCTCACTTGAGCGTGACGCGATGCCGCTTGTCCCGAAGCAATCGAAAGAAGCCTTTGAAGTGCAGATCGCCAAGCTGGTAATCGAGCAATGCCGTAGCCGAAGCTGCCACGAACTCGCTTTGGACGTTACGGGCGACGGCGGTATCCTTTTGCAGCACATTGAGCGCGAAGCCCGTGAGCAGTCTTACAGCCTCACCGTTCACGCGATCTCGTTCTCCGGCATCGCTGAAAACCGTATCGTGATTCCTGGCGAGAAGCGCAAGGCTCGCGAGATGTTCGCCAACATGGTGTGTCAGATATGGGGCACTACCCGTCTTGCGGTGATGAATAGGGCGGTTGGAGGGATGAATAGTCAATCAAACGCCACCAAGCAACTATGCGCCCGCAAAATGGGCACAGACGAGAAAAAGCGCATGACGATTGAGCGGAAGAAGGACATGAAGGAACGGATTCGTCGTTCGCCGGATCACGCTGATGCCGCTTGTCTGCTGATCCATCTGGCAATGCGTAACGGGCTTGCAGGGTATGAGCAGAAGCGGGAAGCAAAGCCGTTCAACCCGGAGGACTATTTGAAGAAGGGACAACCAGCAGGGAAATACGGGGTGCAGCAGCGGAGCGTGTATAGCGGGCGGTAGCTATTTCTGCTTCCCTAGACTCACCGCATCCCATTCCTTAAACAGATTCTTCATCCACGGGAACATAGGATGCTCGTTTCTCTTGGTTGCCATGCAATGCTCGAAACAGGCAACCCCTTTATAGCTATGCGCGATACCGAATCCACCCCATCTTGGCGCATCCCCCATCAGCAGCGGAACCCCGCTCATCCGAAAACCTAGCTCAAACGTGCCCTTGTCGCCGTGCAGCATATTGAACCATGTGTCGGCGTGTTCATTCAACCAGCCCGTCCACCGCAACCCCATCCATCCCTCAACCTTGTCCACTATGAACTGCCCGGTTTCCCACTCGATCTCCGGCAGCAACCCGCAATAGGTGTATCCCCAGCGACTCGGATGACACGGCTTCACATCATTGAAAAATAACGTCTTGCCCTTGCACAACTGGAATATCGTTTCCGGCTTCACCACGGGAAAGCAATCGGCATCTATGAACATAACATGACGCCAAGGGCTATGCGTGACAGCGTAATTCTTCAACACCCAGCCGCTCATATGCCGAACCGGATGCTTCTTTAGGACGTTGAATACGTTGACCGTTTCTACCCCCATCTCTGCAAAACTCTTTGCGGCCCATACTGGCATCTCCTTCTCTCCTATGTGCCACACCTGTATCGGCAACTCGCACCCCAATTCCCGTATCCTCCGGCATAACACCCAACTCCATGACAGATATTTCCCTCCACCCGCTATCACAATACCGCATCCCGTGCAATCAGGCGGCTCCGATTCCAGCAGCCGTTTATCCCTTACATGATTCACCATCGCCCCGCATCGCTGTTCCTCGAATCGGGGAAGCCCGATGCTGTCCTTCGCCTGCGTTTCAGCAAGTGACGGCATAACCTTTAAATCGAAAAAACAGGTTCAGCGTTACGCTGTTCACGTTCCTGCTCCAATGCAGCAAGAAACCGATCCTCGCGCTCACGCCGAATCTGCTCGTCAGCCAGTTCATTCAACTGCTCATCAGTCAAATCCCCGGTCAAAATGTCAAACGGTAATCCCATATACGCATTAACCTTTTACGGGGTTTAACGATTACGTCAATACCTTTTATCGGGGTAAAGTGCAGCAGGGTTATAGGGATGCAGGGCAGCAGGTGTATCCGGTGTAGAAGGGGATAGCCTGTCGAGGAACACGGCATAGGAATACGGGCACAACTCACCTATTGCTAGATGAGTTGGAAATGTTGAAAGAAACAGCCCGACTGAGGTATTCCGCTAAGGTTTCCGTAACACCGTCCCGAAGGACGCATAGACTCGTCAGCACCCGCCACTCGGTCATCCGGTAATGGCTTGGTCCATGAACTCTCCCGCTTGCGCAGGAATGACGGTAGATGAAAGGAATTGAACCCTTCTCGATTTATCAACCACAAGGCTATCACGCGCATCCTTTAGAGTGCGTCCCCTGTGCGCGGCTATCGTTGCTGTCCGCTCTTGCTTATGCCCCCCTCACGCTGGTGCAATCTATCGAGGTCGCCGCTTGGCTCTTTGTGCGTATGCCGAGACATAAGGCCAAAGAAAAACCGCGCTGTGGATCAAGCACAACGCGGTTTCGGGATTACTCCCAAGAGATTAGCATCGCTCTTGATCTGCGAACTGAGCGGATATTGCCATGCCCATTCCATCCGTCAAATCTTTTTTCAATAAATCTTCTTGACTTTACTAGCAAAGTATCATATTACCTACGTCCACACATCTATGAAATGTCCTCGCTGCAAACTCGTTTGGAAAGTAAAATGCTACTCCGATGGAGGGAAACTCCGTTGGCGAGGTATGACAAAGGAACAACGGCTTGAATGGGCCGCAAAGATGCAAGCGGGTCGCCGGGCGCAGCGGTTGCAGGTGCGCGAGGCAAAATTGAAAGCTCAATCCACAACACAACAACCGTAGTGACAATGATGCTCAAGAATCCAATCTTCATCGCATCCATTGCTCTCGCAGTCAGCGCAATAGCCGACATAGCGACAACCATGAGCGGTATCTCCACCGGATGCACCGAGGCAAACTACATCGCGCTTGTTTTCCAGCAACGCTACGGATTGTTAAACGGCATGATAGCGCGTGAGTTCCTTGTCACCGTGCCGCTGGCAATCATTGGCACATGGTTCCTGTATCGCCGCACGCGCTCTGTCTTAATCGCTTCCTTGGCCGTTTGGGTCATTGTTCCGGCTCACGTTATCGCAACAATAAGCAATGTGCTGATTCAACTATGACCGACCACACCAACCACACCTACGACTTCAAAATCTACAACGGACGCATTAAGGTCTATGTGGACGGCTACGTAATGTTCACGTTCAACCAGATCGATTTTAAGGGCTACTACGCCTACAAGGACGACACTCTGTTATTCGGCATAGACATCTACCTAGTTGATACGACGATGGAAATTTACTTCAAGACCAAAGAAAACTGGTTCGCAATTCTCGCGCTACTCGACAAAAACTTATGAACACTAAAATGAAAACATACCACAACGACCCGTCCATTAAATCCAAGTATATTGCTAGAGTAAAAGCGCATCGACTAGCTGATGAGCTGATTCAGGAAACGGGATGGGAGAATGGAAAAGGCTGTGCAGTTGGTTGCACGCTAGAAAATTACGACCACTCCAGATACCCAATAGAGCTAGGCATGGTCGAAGGATTGGCCAGACTTGAAGACCATATCTTTGAAGCATTAGCACCAGCCGACGCGATGAATTGGCCGGAGCAATTCTTGTCAGCAATGCCAGAAGGAATAGACGAGCAGACGCAGATGATACTACTCGATCAGTTTCAAGTCTTTTGGTTAAAGCGTCAAAAAACTCAGTTCAATGGTGAGGACTATCCGCAGGCAATCACGGCTATTGACAAAACTATTGAGCTACTCAATCGCGCCATTAGCGGAGATGAACCGGAGTTGGCAGCGTGGTCGGCAACAAGGTCGGCAGCGAGGTCGGCAACAAGGTCGGCAGCGAGGTCGGCAACAAGGGCGGCAGCGGAGTCGGCAGCGAGGGCGGCAGCGTGGTCGGCAGCGGAGTCGGCAACGAGGTCGGCAGCGAGGTCGGCAGCGGAGTCGGCAGCGTGGTCGGCAGCGGAGTCGGCAGCGTGGTCGGCAACGAGGTTGGCAGCGAGGTCGGCAGTGAGGTCGGCAGTGAGGTCAGAAGCAATAGTCAAACGAGACTGGCTGCTCGATGCACTTACTGCGCTATCGCCAAAACCCTAGAAGAAACCAAACCACAATGAACATTATGAACGACAACGAACTAAAAACAATCCTCGCCAAGATGCTGCCGGAGACGGTGCGCCTAGGGACTCTACTAACCAATGATCTATTCTGGCATGGCAAAAGGGGTGCGCGTATTTCCGTCCTCGACACCGAACTGCTTCACATTTGCTCGCTGGCGGAAGCGGGGCTGACGGGCGAACAGCGCGGAGAATACATTGATCGCCTGTGCTTGCTTTGCAGGCACGAAAACGGGCCTTTCTCTTCATTAGTAAAAGCCTTCTTTGTCACATGGCAGCAGCGCGTCACCGCACTCGCAGCCGTGAAAGGAGGGACGCTGTGAACCTCTCCATCATCGAACACCTATTACTTATCGAGTCTCACCTTAAAAAGCTCCTCGCGATTGCGGAGAATCGGACGCATGGGAAGTGGGAGATAATCGGACAGCATCAAACGGAAGTTCTCGCGCTCGATGGAACGCAGGAGGCTATCGTCGTGGTTGATACTAGATTTTTCAAGGAACAAACCAATCCGAATGAAAAAGAGGACGCCACCTTCATCGCCGCCTGTGCCGGAAACGCCGAAGCTGGCTGGAAAAGCACGCTTCGGACAATCGCAATGTGTCGTCAGCTAACTAGTCCATACTCTAATTTAATTATCAACGAAATCTTCGCAGCCTACCCAATCGAACTACTCCAATGACAATAACTGAAACTACATCCAACACTCCGCAAACCTGTTTCCGATGCACCGCTATTGGGCTTCCGTCTAACGGTATTCCAGCAGGGCAAAAGCATTTGCTGATTGTATCGCCAGCAAAGACCGACACCGCCTGTATTGACTGCTACAACAGAATGTTTGCCGAAATCACAAAATCCAGTGAAGGCGAAGAATGGAAGGAGACACTATGACTACACCGCACGAACTTACTATCGATCCATCCGACCACCTACCACTCAACGAACGACCAACGCCGATTGTGGATAATTGGTGCGAACTAGCCGTCTCCGCCGATACGCGGGACGTGCTCAAACTTGCCCGCGAAATCGAACAAATGCTTGCAGAGCGGACGGAGGAAAGGGACTTGCAAAAAGGAAGAATCTACCGACTCGAACGCGAGGCTATCGAGACACGCGACATCGCCCTCGCCAAGCTCGCTACCATCGCCAACATACTGCGTGGAGAAAATCTTGATACGTGCAACGAGCAGGAGCTTTTCGATCTCCTGTGCCGAATTAAGGAGGAAACCAAGAAAGCCGAGTCAGTGAGTTGGGACAACGCCGTTGAGGTCAATGTGGAATTAAACGACTGCAAAGAAATCATAGCCAGCCAGCATCGGCTAATGCGTAATGCCGAGCAGCGCGGAATAGATAAAGCGAAGGAAGAACTCGCCGCAGTCACCGCCGAACGGGATGCGCTTCTTGTCCGCGCAAGCACCGTCGAGACGGCAAACGCGGACTTGGCCGCTGATCTGAAGGAAGCTAGAGAAGCCGTGATGCGAAACGATCAATCGTTGCGTGACGTGATAGCCGCAAAGTTCGCAGTCACCGCCGAACGGGATGCGCTTTGTCTGCGCGTGCTTGAGTCAGAGGCAGATCGCAATAAGGCACTTGGCATTTTGCAGGAGCATAATCTAACGCCGCTTTCCGCCATTGCCGCCGAGCGGGATGCACTTAAACACGCGCTGATTGAACTTGAGGCGGCAGCGGAGGCTTATGCGGCAGACCAATCGAGTGCAACCGATAGCCGATGTGGGCTTGTGCAACCGATAACCGTAGAGGACGGCAACAGGCTATTGTCCGCGCTGAAAATTGCAAACGACCTTACCAAATGACTGACCTCGACCTTATCATCCAAGCAGCCAAGCTAGGGGCCGCTGGTTCCGACAACTGTAATCAGGTAGCAGCCGCAATCGAACGCATTACTGACACCTCTGCATCCGATCTCCTGCAAGACTGCCACTCCCTGTTCCTTAAAATCGCACACGACGACGACAAGGAACAGTTTCAAATCAACCAAGACCTGAGACGCAAGCTCGATACCTTGTGCCTCAAAATCCAACAAACGATATGACAGCAACCCCGCTCACCACCGCAGCCCTGTCCACCCTCAAGTCCAAGGCCGACTTCATCCAGTTCGCCCAATCCCTTGAACTCAAACTCATCGCCGCATCCCTTGAACGGGACTC